GAATAAGGTTTCATACCCTACAGTTTTTAGATAGCCACAGACCCAGTTCCCGATATCTTTTACCACACGAGCCTCCTGCAGGCCACTTGCTCCCACTGCACCTGGATCTTTTCCTGGGAAATGTCCACCGTTAATTGCTATCTTCATTTTGATTTCCTCCTGTAATTTCATCTCTTTTTTTGCCAGCCCATACAGCTAAGGGCTTAAGTACATCCATACCCATGGCAATTAAATTTTCAATAATGCTCATCAGCTCCGTAACGGCAAGAAATGAGTACACCAAACTACCTGGCATTTTTGCCACGTCTCCGCCTGCTATTATAATGGAAGGTAAAATGATCGCGACCATATGTCCTGCAATAATCACCATGAAATAGGCAAATACTTTAGGCACAAATTTATGACGCATCTCTCTGCTATTAAGCGCACCAGTGTGCCATGCAAGGTAAAATCCGTACCAAAGACCACCATCACCCCCCTGCTGATCCAGCGTATTTTTTGATACGGATGCCCATTTGGTGATCGTATCCACAATAACAAGCACCCATAGCGCAATAAATGGTGCCTCAATTTGCCCAACTAGAAATGTAAAAATAGTAACAAAAAAACTGGCAATCATTTTGATTTGCCAGCACTGTGTAAGAGTATCCCATATTTTATTAAAATCCACTCTGTCACCCCCATCTTAATTATGATCCCAGTTCATCCTTGATGGACTGAATAAATTTATTTGCTATCGCCTTTGGTATCTTGATAAGTTGCTGATTGCCTAAATAAAGCATGGTAATGTTTCGTATAAAAAACAGTCACAATACAGTATCTACCGTTTTTACAAGTTATAAATTAAAAACGGAACTACTATTTTGTGGCTGTTATGACCTAAAAAAAGAAAAATCTTTATATTTTCTTCAAAAATCCAGCGAAATTCTTATAAAATTCTTCTTTATTTCCTAAATGAACATTGTGGTCGGAATGCGACATTTCATGAGCAATGCAATTGGGCAGTAAAGATTGCATTTTAATAAAATCTTCATCTGATATTGCTTCATTACCTTTTGCTCTAATTAATAATACCGGGCACTTTATGCTCGGTAATAGATGGAACCAATCTTCATAATGTGCAGTGCCAATAGCCATAGCCTCAGAACTGAACATCATCTTATACCCCTCTACCGTTTCCACTAAACTATTCATAAAATATTGATATTCCAAATTTGAAATCGAAACTTGTTTAATAAAATTCATTGCTTCGTTTAGTGTGGCAAATGGTAGTGGCCACTCTTTTGTCAAAGGATCACTAAGTTGACTTTTATCTAAAGGTAACTTGTTTGCCCTGACAGGCCCTGCTGCAGATTTGTCAAGTATAGCTACTGCTTTTACGTACTTAGGATATACTGCTGCTAAATAGCCAACCACTGCCCCACCCATGGAATGACCTACTAAAATGACGGACTCTATCTTTAACAAATTTAATAGTTCAATAATGTCCTCAGCCATTTCTTCAGTCGTATATTCAGCTATAGGTTTATCACTCAATCCGTGCCCTCTTTGGTCTGGCGCAATAATTCTGTATTCTTTTCCATACTGCTGAATAAAATCAGACCAGGTTTCTGCCCTTCCCCCTCTTCCATGAAGACAAATAATAGTTTGTCCTTCAGTTTTTGTATCAAAATAAAACATGTTAATACTTTTTAACTTAGCAATAGTCCTATAAATTGTTGTTTTTTTCATATCGTTACTCCCCTCTATTTATCTTAATTTTAACAAATATATATTTAATTGTAAAATAATTCTATTTATTGATTATATGATTTTATATTGAAATTGTTTTATCTCCCTTATCATGATCCAAGTTCGTCCTTGATGGACTGAATTATTTTATTTGCTACCGCCTTTGGTATTTTGCTAAGTTGCTGATTACCTATATAAAAACCACTCTTATTGATTGCCGTTAACGTCTTTTGTGACTTTGAGAATATAAAGTTTGCACCCTCTATATAGATGTATAAAGTATCGGCATTGACCTCTGCTATCACTATAATCGTACCAAACAACTGACTAAATAACCCCTTTAGTAAAGTCTTGAACGGCGTCCAATCATAGGTACTGTTATTCTCCATATCCACCAAAGTATAATACGTTTCCTCGGTTGTAGATAAGATCTTGTACTTATGATCTACCCCATACGTAATACTGATATCGGTACCAATATGCTCATCATTCACATACACGATATTATCACATGCCAAATGCCTAGCTTTTTCATAAATATCTTTTCCCAGATAATATCGATCAACCCCCAAATCGTAAGAATGATAGGTATTCGCGTTTTCATATAGCATTGGTGATATAAAAATCGAAAACTGTGAGCGAATATCATCACCTTCATAATACGGCAACCAGGTTTTTGTGATGTCTTTATCCGTAAGGATGTACTTCTGGGTTCCGTGCTGCAATATGAAATCATCAATCATTCCTTGGGCATAGGACTTAAAATCAGCGAATAAAGCCATGAATGTCTTTGTAAAATCTAGTGATTTGATCTCCGTTAAATCTTTGTAGGAAGTAATCAAGTAGTTGTTTATGTTTGCACCTGCCCAATATAAATCACCATCAATAAACTCAGCCTTAATGAGATTACAAGCATCAAACATTCCCTTACTCCATACTCCATCTTTATATAGATGCACATTCATTCCAGTATCTACATGCTCAAAAAAAACAAATCCTTTGGAATTATAAACAAAATGGCCATTGCTAAATTCATAGACGATTCTCCCATAAACCTTGGTCGGCGTAATTGGTACAGCACACCAGTCATCTTTTACTATTTTTCTGCCATTGGCCTTGATGGTTATCAACCTAAAATGATAGCTATGATCTTTGCTACTATACATCTCAATATATACACCCTCAATATTTGGCACATAAGGTAACTGAGCAGCAGGGACTTGATGCCCAAAAACACATCCACTATCAACCCAGACCCACTCACCAACCTTATGCTCCCCATTGCCAATCTCAATGCGACGACCACCATTGGTGTAAATACTTTGTCCATCAATGCTAATAACCTGCTCTCGTTTCATTTACCTACCACCACCGCTTGGTAATCGGTGATCATCAAATACACCCAATCCCCATCGTCAACAGGTATGTCCACAGCAACCGTGTAAGGATATGACCGGCCAGCTACCTGCACCATATTTCCCGATACTTTTCCATGATAGATATGATCTTGATCGGATTCCCGTTTAACGGCATTTGCAACTGCGTTACATAAACTTGCTATGCCCATCTAATCAGCTCCAATCGTTGCACAGTTTTATCAGGATCAACAGTAACCGTATTTGATTCTAAGAAATATTCATTTCCTAGCCATACAATCCGGTTAAACAGATCAAAGATGGTATCGGCATAGGCATCTAACATAACCCTATACTCGGTCTTCTTATCTAGCCAAATCACCTCATTGGCAATCCGCATCATGGATGCAAGATCGGTAACAGGCCAAGCACCAAGGTATTTTACATAGGGATGCCCAGGTACCATATAGATGGGTGGTTCTCTATTATTCTTGAGAGCGTTAGGATTTATCGACTCTTTAGCAATGTTGTAGGCACTAGCTTTGCCACCTGGCGCACCTTGGCTAATGCCACCATATGTGGTGATATCATCTTCTTCAATACTTGTACCCCACATCCCTTGACCAAGTGGATAATGCCGAGTGATGCGTTTTCGCTCTAATTTATCGTTTTTATACTCCTCTTCAATTTCTTTTATCAATTTCTCATTGTCATAGGAGTAAGTAACCGTTACACGAGCATCCGCTGTTATGGTATTTTTTATAATCAAATAAGCAGGTGGAATACTACTGCTATAGCTATAAGTAGTGACCTCTTCCACCCCTTTCACCGTATGGCTCTCTTTGATTACAAGCCCATTGGCATAGGTAATTGATGAATCACCGTTCGTAAATATTCCTGATAAATAGTTAGCCCCAGTAGGTGGATCTTGTTGAGGAGTTTTTCCTACTAATGCCCCTTTAATTTCGATACCAGCTACATCGAAAGGATCTTGCAAGGTACGTATTTTCTTCTTATTGATCGTTACATTGGTATAGTTTATGACCTCAACAGTTCCTGACTCTTTGCCCCGCTCTAACACGTTGATCTCATTACCCCTGATAAATACATTAATTTGCCGTTGCGGTATTTTATCCGTCCAACCAAACAATGCCGAGATGAGTTCTTTCCCCGTTGGCGTAGTTGGAAAAGCAGCCGGGGAAAAATCTGTGATATTCATATTCAAGGTCTTACCTAATACTTTTGCCAAAGCTTCCATTGTCTTACTCGCTGTAACATCGGTCGCATTAATCGGAGGATTAAAAAGCTGATGTACTCCTTTGTTCAAAATATCATCAATATCATAGATTCCAGTAATTGACTGCAGTTTATTATTATTGGCTATTTCAGATGCCTTAAAGGTGTAATGAAAGTCCTTTATGACAACGGTAACAATCTGGTCAATCTCAGCGTCATCATAGGTCTGCAAGGTGAATTTATCGCTTAATGTTTTGCCTGCAATGGTCATGGCTACTGATTTGATGTGATTCATCACGTACCCCAAAATTCTAGCGTCACATCATAATACTTTGGATGCTTGTCGACGTATTTGTATTTTTTTACAACCACACGTTTTGCACCTAGTGAATTACCTGCATGATCCATTACCGCAACCATTGTCCTCGAATACCAATAGCCTTTAATTAGTGCCCAATTTGCAGCATCAAAAACAGCCTGGCATCCCACCACTTCCCCATCAGGAATAATCCCGTTATCTTCCACATAGATGCCGCCAACAGTTTTAATTTGTGTCTGGCGATCATCAGGAGTGTTTTCCCATGATTCAGGATTTTTAAAGGACACTGCACTGCCCACATTAATAGCCATTGTCATCACCACCGTTCAATGCTTTTAAAAGTGGAGGTTGAATTCGATCCGCCACTTTATCAGCCAAGGTATTGATATCCGTGTCACCATTAACCGTTGCAGTCACGGGTACATTTACAGTTATGGTATTCGTAATGCTATCGCCATTGTTATGATTTGCCCTAGATTGATAGGGCTCAAATTTTGCCATATTGACGGAGAGTTCTTTGATCACTTCGGCGAGTTGGTAGGCACTATTATTCTTGATTACAATTGTTTTTTTCGTATCGCCAGGCTCATAGACTCCCATTTGCTGTTTGACGTATGAATAAGCCTCAGCATCGGCTTTTTGCTCGGCAATTACTTTCGCATGAGCCTCTTTATAAGCATCGGCTATGCTGGTACCCGCTTTGATCGCCGCCGCTACCGCTCGGATTTCTTCACCCTGCTGTGCATACACCGCATCTTTAATGGCCTTCGACTTTTCTTGCTCGGCAAGCTGAGTCGCCTTCACTTCATCGCCCGTCTTTTTGATCCAGGCTTGACGTTCAAGATCAATATCCCTCAATCTACTTTCTAGTGCTGCATGTGTTAGCTTATATAGTTCGGTATCCATGGCATCAACTGATCTCTGTATTTCCTGATTGCTTTTATCAATGATAATTTTCTTTCTGGCTTCAGAAATTTCCAGTGCGATGCTTTCAGACACGCCACTAGCAATTAAAGCCGTTGTCCTGGTATCAACATCATGTAGTTCATTTTCAAATTGGGTATGGGTGGATTTGTAAACCTCATCGGTCAGTTCAATCCGCGCTTTGGCATTGGCTTTTGCTGATTCCATTTCTTTTTTCTTAGCTTCTAGCAGGGCACTGGCTTGTTCTTCTGCTATTTTTTTAGTTTCATCAGCAACTCTTTTATGATCCGCTAGCATCCTATCTTTTGTCGCCTTTTGAGCCTCTGCAATAGAATTTTCAACATCAATTTGAGATTGGGCTTCTCCTTTGAAAGCATCCATATCGGCTTTCATTTTAGGAAATGAACCAAAACCTAATGCACCACCAATTACTTCCATGCTACCAAGTATGGGATGATTGCTTAGTACCCGTAGTTCGACCTGCAATTCTTTGAGTGCATCTGACATAGAATTGATGCCATCTAAATTAAATAGGTGTTTTAAAGCAGGAGTCGTAACATCGAGTACCTCAGAACTGATTTTTTTCACTTCACCTAGCAAATCAACAGTGGCATCGGTAGCACTAACAATACTATCCTTATTTTCTTTAATAGTGGTAACTACCGAGCTAAAACCGTTAATAATATCGGGAATGATTTCTTTTGCAATGGGAACCAGTGCAGCGCCTAAGGCATTCTTCAATTGCCCAGTTTCCATATCCAGCACTTTCATTTCCACAGCCATATCATGCATCTCTTGTGGATTGAGTCCGATGGTTTTAACCCGACTTGCCGCTTCGGCATTCACTGTATAATCCCTAAGTACTGCCACTAATGCCGCACCTTTTGATCCTAACACCTCAGCAGTAAACGCTTCTTCCTCGCCTGCCTGCATTGCATTTTTATATCCTAATGCCAACTGTTCTAGTTGTTGATTCATGGGCAACAAACTACCATTTGCATCCTTTAATGAAAATCCAAACAACTCCATGGCATCTGTAATAGCATTACCGCTCTCACCTGCATTTGCCACCGACCGATCTAGGCGAATCATCGTTGAGATAAAGGCCTGGCTATCCGTGTCCGTAATTTTTAGCATGCGCCCTAATTGTCCTGACTCTGCCGCAGTTAGGTTCAATCGGCTGGCTAATTTATATGCCGCATCTCCAGCATCGACTGCGCCTTTGACTAAGCCAAATAATCCTGCACCACTGGCGGCAATGGCTGTCAATGCAATGATTTTCGTATGAACTGCCATCATGCTATTGCCTGCAGATTGCCCTGCCTCCCGCACTCTGCCCAGGGATTCAGCCAAGGCATCCACTGCCGCACTGGCAGCATGAGTTGCCGTAGGATTGATAAATGGCGACGCTCCTGCAGTTCCCCCGGTACGAGCCGCGTTAGTTTGCCTGATCTGGGCGGCTAAATCAGCTTCAGCCTTTTGTTCTCTCAGTAAGCGAGTTAACAATCGTTGGCTGGCTACATCATCTTTACCTTTTGTTGCTACGCTTTCAGCATAAGCGGCATTCATTAGTGATACTGTTTGCTTTTGTATATTGATTTGATCGGTTAGATATTTGGTCTTAGTAGCTAGTGCCTCAGTAGAATTTTCCGCTCCTTTAAACTGACTCATATCGATTTCCATTTTCAACTTGGTCTGCTGAGCCTTTGTTTTTAAACTAGCCATTGCTTGGGTTACGGTGCTACTAGCGGTGATCAGGTCAGCATCAAGCTGGGAAAGATCCATTCCCAAGGATAGATATAATTTTTCTATTGTTGTTCCCTTGGACATATTTTACCTCCTCGTTAAAAATGGTCGTCAATATAGCTACACGGTTCAGGGTTACGGTTTTTACTTTGTACAATCAGCAAATCAATAAGATAGAATAGGTCACTCTCATCAATTTGCTGTTGTGTCCAATGATATAAAGAATGTAAGCTGGCATAAAAATCGATCACAGTTTCATAGGCCGACAGCTCCGCTGTTACTGGGCTGCCGGATCTTCGTTTGGGAGTTTTGCAATCTTAGCATTAAGCTGAGCGCAGAACCATTTAAAAACAGCAACATAGAGTGGTAAAACTTCCTCTAAATCCATTTGATTCACAAGTATATCAGCGGTGAGATCAGGATTGGCAAAAGTTTTTGCAATCATTTCAGCATGTGCATCAATAAAATTCACGAGAGGAATCTCTGCTTTTTCCTCCTCGAACAGCATCAGTTCTCGCCACATTCTGGCTTTTGCTTTACCTGGTTTATATTTTTTTCCATCAATATTGATTTCCATATCAAAACCTCCAATTTATTAAAAAATAGGCACCTACCTAGGCACCTATAGTTATGATCCAACTGCAATTGTCGAACTTTTAAACCAGTTCTCAATTGTCGCAGGCAATGTCGCGGGGTCTTCTTCATCACAAACTCTTTTCCATTTTCCATCACTAGTCCTGAGCATAAATTTGCCTATTAATTTAATACCCTGTGGATCAGTCTTGTCAGCCTTTGTTTTGTAATTATCATCGGGTTCCTGGAATGAGCCTTTAGTGAGCCATATCAATTTTCTTTTTCCACTCTGCAGTAATCCAGCGAAACCGATTGCAACAACTGCTGGTGTATCGTTACCCCCAAAATCCATAATACCTGCCGTGATTTTATGACCTAATAAATCAGCAATAACCGTATTGGTTGGATCGGCCATTTCCACTTCAACGGTTATCTCACCAAGTGCTGTTGACACGGCATAGGGTCCATTATCTGCATAGAATGTATTCGTGGTTGATGCTGTTTTATTATCCACTGATACTAAACCTGGTACTGGCACAATTGGGCCATATGTTGTTGCCGTAGTAGTATCTGTTAAGAGCTTTGCATATACAAAACCACTAACTCCTATTTTAACAGTCATAATCGCACTCCCTTTCTGTTACAAAATAGATTTCCTTCCCTTTCATCCCCATCGGTAACCCTCGCATATTTCGCCCTAGTGAATGACGGACAAAATTAATAGAGATCATTACACGCTCAACGGTATTGATGATCTCTACAAGATTCCTTTCACTGGTTACTGATAAGCTATATGTAATTCTCGACATTTTTTCTTGGTTGTCAGCCGAAAAGTCTGGCACGTTGCCGATTTCCTCGTATACTACTTCAGGATAAGGCACATCTTTATCACCAGGTTCATTAAACTCATAAATACGTTTTCCCCCAAGCAAGCTAACCAGTACTGCATCGCCTTTTAAGGCTTCCTCTACTTCATGATCCAGGCACAGCATGGGCTCGCACCGCCTTTCGAATGGCATTGATCACATTTTGCTTGATTTGATTTCGATGTGCATCATAAGCCGTATACAAATAGGGATGCTCATGGCCAGGACGAAATTCTACAATTCTAGCGTATCCATAGCCGCCAGCCAAATGATCTGTAGCAGGACTGACCGCATCAAATACAATTTTAACTCGAGTGCCTGATTGATTAACCTCTAACTTACCACTAGCCGCAAGTGCGCCACTAATTTTATGAATTCTTGTTTTTGCATCGCCTAAGATGGTTTGTCCTCCAGCCAATAATGTCTGTTTAGCTTTTATTGAGACATCCTCCCCCAGCTCTAGTAATAAAGTGCTAACTTCTTTCCCTGATAAACTCCCATGCCGAACCACTCACATCACCACCTCACGGCAAATTAATATCGTGGTAGACTTACCATAATCATAAGTGTGCAGGACTTCAAAGGTTCTTGTGCCCCATAGTACTCGCCATCCTTTACGAACCTTGGGATTGTACCGGATACCAATTTCTCGCACCAGTTCACTAGCAAGATTTCCTGCAAGCTCTACGGTTTTAAGTTCTGGCTTTCTAAACTCAGCCCATAGGTTTACTTGGGTTATCCATGCTGATGTACCAGCGACTTTTATGTAGTGTTGTAGTTCAATTCGTTTATCCATACGCCCGATGAACACAGTCATCATCTCCTTTCCTGCATAAAAAATAAGCCAATCGGCTCATTACATTCCCCCTGACATTGCTTGATTCATTGAAAGGCTGGGTACAGGTTGTGGCGGATTTGGGCTACCCTCAAATAATATTGCCGCTTGCATACCCGTTGCATCACCACTGATCGAATACGGACTCCCAATATCTAGCGTTTTAGCTACCACACCATTTATTATTTTGGAAATGGTAGTCCCTTGACGAGTACCTAGCCAGAGCGCATTCTCATTATCACAGCAAATCCCACCAGGATTAGGATTAATTCCATTAGTGACTACCTGGGCTACTGCGCCATTGACTATTTTGGTTAATTGACCAGCACCAGTCTGTGGAGCTGAATGCAATACCCATAAAGCATCATTTTTATCGATACACATCCCTATTGGACAAGCAGCAACTGAGATGGTGGTAACGGTTTTACTATTTGTTATGACTGAGATTGTAGCCGCTTCACCATTTGCTACATATATGATGTTCTTTCGATCACAACAAATTGCACTAGGTGCTACTCCCACATCAAAAGTACCTGCAACCAAGCCATTCACTACTTTTATCGCCTTGCGTCCATTATCCATACCACTCATGCCCGGATCAACAACCCACAATGCACCATCTTTATCACCACAAAGAGCAACTGGGTTTGTATATGGACTTGCTGATTGTAGGGATACGCTCTTGCCAGCTACACCATTTACAACGGGGATAACTGCACACATACCATTATAGGTCAGCCAAATTGTATTACTCTTATCAACACACATACCAGAAGGTGGATAATCGGTGAACGGCATTTGGATCTTTTGTTCTACTACCCCATTCACTATTTTAAATAAGTTATAAGGGTAACCACCCATGACCCACTTCCCATTATTTTTGTCTACACAAACCAGGCTCGGATTATCGACGGTTACTCCAGTAGTTGCTACTACCCCATTCGACATTTGCCGGATTTCATTGCCATAGGATAAAAGAATGGAAACATCATTTAAATAGCCCATTATCGATTCATCCACTTTTGATTGCAAGTAACAATACTCGGCACTAGACCAGCTCCACTTACCGTATAAGTAAATACGTCATCTTCATTACCTATGACTGCTTCACTGAAGGTAAGTGTGGTTTTGCCTACTGCACTTAACACCACTGTAGGAGCAAGGGTAATCGTACCTTTTTTCACGGTGATGGTGGTAGCACTAGCAGGAGTTCCTGTGACATAAAAATCAATTTTTGTTAAGGCTCCATTCCGTGATAACGGCAAACTAGGCGAGACATAAGCATCAACAGGATTGCATTACCGCATCACCACCTGTGCTGATGTTTCTACATCACTAATTAAACTAAGGACATTCCAAGCACTTGATGAGCGTATTTCATAACTAGTACCTACCGGTAATACTAGGCAATTCACATCCCCTACAATTGCCGTCCTGCGCCAACTAACAAAGATTGTCCCTGGACCAAAATTGATAATATCAGCTGATTGTTGTGGCGATGAATACTGAATATTGGTTGCTGCTGAACCGTTTACAGTTACGTTGTTCACTTCACTACCGATGACCATGTAATCAACTCCCTTTTTCCGTTAACTGAGTCGCAATTGAGCAATCAGAGAATGTAGGGTGATGTTAAGACCGCTTAGATTGCCACTCCCAGTAACAACCAAATTAGGATTTTCTAGAAAGGTACCAACAATCATTGTGACTACAACTTTATACAAAGCATTGGTATATGTTTTTTCAACACCCGCATTTTTCAAATACCCCTCCGCCGCCAATTGATAGGTAGCTAAGATTCCGTCTAACTCCTTGCCATCCACTTTTAAAAATCCTTTGAGTTCGTCTAATTCCATATTCACCATCCTAAAATAATAGGAAGGCAGTTCCTACCGCCCTCCTACCTGATTGCTTTATACCGCAGCAACCTTCTTGATGCGGAGGAATCCATTTTGTGCAATCACATTGCCGCCAGCAAAGATAGAACCACGGTGAGCAATTTGACCTGTAGAAAATTTGAAATCAGTGGAACGTTGAACATCTAAATCACTAAATACCACTAATTTATAATTGGACAATGGTCCATAAGCCATTGCATATTCATTGGCGGCGGTTGCGCTATTGCTAATGGCTTTGCAAGCACTGTTGATAATGTAAGGAATGCCATCAATGGTACCCGTATTACCATGAGTAAGGATGGTATATCCAATAGGTATTGGCAGAATACCTTTCTTAATATAGTTGGCATCATAATCAAAGTAATCACCTAGCATGTTTGTGCTAATTTGCAGTATTGCCATTTTACCTACTTGATTGATTGACACATTAACCTTATTACCACCTACCGAGTCTCTAAAATATTCTGCCTTACTTGCAAAGTCTCGATAACTGATTCCAGCTGGCAATGCAATGGTAAATGTATATCCCTTCGTCGTGCGGTTTTTAGCGTGTATCTGAGGTCTGCGCTTTTCCTCCCATAATGCTTCAATTGTTTCCATCACTGCCAGTGGTATCTCCTGACCAAGCATAGGTAAAAGTATCGAACGTACATCATTTTTAATTTCCTGAAATAGATCCACCGTATCACCTCCGTGTATTCGTCTTACGATATATATATGCTGGTTATGTATAAATTGATGCCTGTATTGGTTGAAATGACTATAAAAAAATAAAGTCCCTATTCAGAGACTTCAATTAAATCTTCAATATGACATTTTAATTTCAAAGAAACGTTGTAAGCCCACTCCAATGATGGTTGAATTTCTTGCCGTTCCCATCGTGAATATTGATTCTTATTCACTCCCAGAAACTCAGCAAACTCTGTCTGGTTCATCTCCATCTTATGTCTCCATGATTTTAGTTTATTTTTAAGCATATGCCACCTACATTCACATATAATGTAGGTTATTTCTACGAATTACCAATATATTCCTGCTCAATAATTTAATATAGTGCTACTATTACAGAAAAATCTCCCTAATCAATTATGCCCAGTGAGGAAATTTTACTATCATGGTCTAATGACGACATTGTCCCCAGGTAGCCATGGTAAAATAACACCGAATAAATAAATGATCCCGAATTTGCCGACAATGTGAAATTTATCCTAATATCATATCGTGCTTCAAAAGCCCTTAGTGTTCCCATGTATGCCGTTGGGCTATAATCCGCACGATACTTCTTAAGCTGAATATCTTGCCAAGTAGCATCTTCAACCATTAAATATAACTTTGAACCTTTGGAACGAAGAAACTCATTTTCAATTTGTGTCCGTCCATGTGTTAGATTCTGGGCTAGTTCATCCAAATTGGCTTTACGTTCAACGTTGATATTATCAGATAGGTAAATATCACGAAGTACGCCTAGTTCCACGTTTTTAGGGATAAATGCGGAATAGTCTCCATAGTCCAGCTTTTGCACTTTATACGGTATCCCCTTATCTGTGAAGTATTTTATAATATGTTGATTTTTTTGCTCTCTAGTATCAACCAACATCGTCAAGTTCTTAAGCAAAGCCTTTGTTTCTGCATCAGTATAAAAATATCTCATATACATGTACCTTCTTTCAATATTGTCCCTCCAAACATTCTCTTTGCTGTTATTAAACTCTTAAATGAATGAATAGGTAGAATTCTTGCCGACTCAACAATTAAGAGAAATTCTTTCACACTAAATGCCATTATATTAGAATCTGGCTTGTCGTGTGTATATACCAATACTCTAGCACCTAAAATGTCACCATAAATCCCTTGCTTAATATCTACCGTGAAAGCCCCCTGTGTTAATTGTCCACCTTTAATTAGTCGCATAATATCAGAGGTATTCACGGGGCACGTCCTTTAAAAAGCTTAACGTGTAACCATCATTCCTTGAACCACTCTCGCAATGGCTCAACATATAACCATTAAACTTTGTTATGTCCCCACTAGAAAGATTACCACCACCGTGTGTGTGTTCTTTCCCACAATAGGGACAATCTATTTTCAACAATCGTTGCCCTTTATTAAGCCTGTCCGACAAAACGACTACTTTCTTAACTACTACATTTTCCAAGCCTAAAACCTCTTATTTGTAAAATTATGCATATAAATAGTAGGCTATAGTAGGCTAAGTAGGCTAAGTAGGTCATTTTCTATATTACTTATATACTTTATTGCTTTATAGACGAATAAGAAAAATACCCTCTAAAGCCTACTAGCCTACTATTCATCCTACTATCCTGTTTATTGTTTAAAATCTAATAATCCAATCCCTTTAAATTTTAAAAGCCCCATACTAGTATAATCACTAAAATTTCTTTGACGGATTCTATCGTTAAAAACACGTCTTGAAATCGGCTTTTCGCCGTTCCGCACTGCCCAATTAATGAAAGCATCATATAGATCTTTAGCAATCACATTGACATTACCATTCACATAGCAACATTCATTAATGAAAATCTGTATAGTGTCCTCTCCTGCTCGATATTCTTTGCAGGCATCAACAACACACACAGGAGGATTTAACCCCTCACGTTGCCATTCCGCGAACCCCGCGACCATCCAAGCTAATATTTGCGGCAATTCATTATGTAATTTTTCATCAAGGTGTTTGTCCTCTCTACCTTCAAAAGATACTTCAAAAGGTATCAACCTTAACCTCGCCCAAATGGAGTTAGAAGTTTCTTTAATGACTGGCCTGTTATTCGTGACCATGATGATTTTATGTGTCGGTTTAAAGTTGAAAAACTCTGCTCGTAAAAAGCGGCCTGTGAGCATATCCCCGCCCGTGAGTGACTTTATAATAGCTTCGTCAAGTCTTTTACCTTCATTTGATTCTTGAGCAATTACAAGCCGTTTGCCTGCCATCATAGCAATATCATTAGGAATACCGCCTGTATTTCTAGGTTCAAATGTGGCAAAAGGTAAAACACACTGTAGCTCTCCCAAAATATCCTGTAGCACTTGAATGAATATCCCCTTACCATTTCTGCCCTGCATACCATAAAAGATATTTAAAAGATGTTCGCTAGTATCACCCGACAAACAAAGTCCAGCCAACTTCCATAGATACCGCATTAATTCCAAATCATTATTAGTTATCTCACAAAGAAACTGAATCCACCGACTACAATCTGTTTCTGCATTGTATGGCTTATACTCAAATTCCAATAAATGAGTAATATTATATTTTTTATCGTGCGGCATTAACTCGCCTGTTTTCAAGTTAATAATTCCATTCAGGCAATTAACTAAATAATTTTCTTTGTCTAATTCATTTATAGAAATTGGAACTCCCTGTAATGACTTTGTTAGTTCTGTGATAGATTCTAATTTTGAACGACTTTCACATGATTTCGCCCATTTTAACTGCACCTCTGGTTCTATGACATCCTTAACATCATATAAACTTCGAACCATTTTCATAGCCAATCTTTTAATAGCACCGTCACGGTCTTTTTTCCAACGCTGCCCGTCCCATAAGAGAAATGTATTAATTTCTGGACAATATCGGATATTATTATTATTTTGATGTAGCAACCTCTCTGCACTACCTAATTCGGTATAATGGAATGGCTAAAAGCATTTCACCAGCACGATCAGGCGAAATTTCATATCTAAATAAGCGACTAAGCGAGTCTTCTCTAATATCTAAGTACTCTGCTAACTTCCATTGCTGGATACTAGCCTGTTTCAATGCTTTTTTTACTCGTTCGTTGTTTGTCATATTCTTTATCTCTCCTTGTTTTTTGTGTTGTAGTAGGCATTTATGGGTTTAAAAAAAACACCATATCTGGTGCATGAGTCATAATAAGCCTCCTTTTTTTATTTTTAGGCATAAAAATAAGCCGCATCTGCTGCGACTGTCCAAACTTTCTAAAAAAAATATCATAACATATGAAAACGTTATTTTGGATATCATTTAAATTATTTTCATAATAATCTTTTACGAATCGCTCTCCCTTTAATATTAATTTGAGGTAATAAAAAAAGCCACTACAACCGCAGCGACTTTTACAAATATCAACAGTACCATTTTAATATAAAAAGTGCCGATTGTCAACAACAACTTTATTCAACATAATACTTGTCTAATTTTAGCCAATAAATCTGCATGTATCCCCACAACTTAAAGAACATCTCATCATTATTTCCAAGCAAATTACAATTCTCATAAATACTATCTTCTAATACGCCACATTCTTCTTCTCTTTTTTTAATTTCTTTTACTGTGCAACCTAGTTTTTTAGCGTATAAACGTTCATATTCCTTGTACCTTTTTTCACACCATTCTTTATATTTCGTCGAATCTTCTAATTGTTCAACTTTTTCCACTAACGTCTGATATATAGAATTATTCCTTATCGTTTTTAATCTATTTCCGGATGATAGATCATTGGTACTATTTTGTGTTTGTTTATATTCCTTGCAAAGTTCCTCCAAATATTCACGTTCAGCTATTCTAGCTTGTTCTGTAGGATCTTCACCATATTTTCTCTCAGTTATTCTGTCTGCTTCTTCGTCAATATCATCGTTATCACCTTGCGAATCCATAAAAAAAATATATTTTACAGTATTGGATCTTTCGGCCAATTTTTTCCTCACTCTTGGGATAGTTTTTTTCACCTTATCAATAGTCGAATTTGTTATACTTACAATTTCCCCCTGTTTCTTTTTTTCGACTTCATGCAAATAAAACACTTTACTCTCAAATTCTGTCAATATATTTTCATAAGTTAATAACTGTAATCCGTTTTGTAAAAATTTCTTCATATCTGACGTTAAATCTTTGGGAGTATAATAATATTTTATTGACCGTATACCCTCCTGTTTTTTATCATTACTAACTGAACGATAATCGTCATTAAACATATCACATTTTTCAGTAAAAGATTCTAACAATATTAATCACCTCTTATTTATTATTTTTCCGACTTTCCAGAAATTCCTCTAAGTCATTTTTTTCTATTCTATATTCGCGCCCCAATTTCATAGCGACAATCTTACCTTCTCGAACCCATTTTTGAATACCACGTTCAGTAAGTTGTAGCATATCAGCTACTTCCTTTATGGTTAAATATTTCATTTTATCACCTCACTATAATTATAAGTAAAAATTTCCAATATGTCAATATAGGTCTTTACATGTATTTTCATGTGTATTATAATATATAATATGATTAGGGGGAGGTGAATAACATGGCATCAGCAGGAAGTATCCAAAAAGCAGGTGAAAATTCTTGGAAGCTAACCGTATCAGGTGGTTTTGATGGTGCAGGGAAAAGAGTTCGGCATACAAAAACAGTTCATTGCACATCAGAGCTAGCAGCAAAGAAAGAGCTAGCTTTATTCGTGGCTGATATAGAAAAGGGCAATCTATCAACATCAGGTAAAATGACACTAATTGAGTACTTTGCTTATTGGGAAGAAAATTACGCTATGTCACACCATAAAAAGAAAACCATTGCCTATAATCGAAGTATATTTAAGCGCATAAGCAAAGCTATGGGGCATTTAAGACTAGATAAAATACAGCCTAAGCATTTACTAAGCTTTTATAAAAATCTTGCTGAGCCTGGCATTAAACAAGACCCTAACGCTACCAGGCGTAAAGCTGCAATCAATACAGAAAAACCAGTAAAAGATACACTTTCACCTAACACCATACGCAAATATCATGTATTACTTCATACACTTTTAGGACAAGCTACACAATGGCAACTCATACCCTACAATCCTGCTGATAAAGTAGAAGCACCTAAAGCAAAAAAGACCCATAAAAAAATATATGATGAAGAAAACACAGGTAAATTCTTAATGCTCCTGCAAGACGAAGAAGTTAAATATCGCTTGTTGGCTCTACTGGCATTATCTACTGGCATGAGAAAAGCAGAATTATTTGGGCTTGAATGGAAACATATCGACTTTACCACTAACACGATCAACATTGAGCAAACAAGCCAATACCTACCAGGCGAAGGCATATACAAAGATACAACAAAAACAGAAGAAAGTACTCGAAATATTACGGTTCCTGCATCGACTATGGAATTATTTAAGCAGCATAAAGTTCAACAAGCGGTTGATCGTTTAAAGCTTGGTGACAAGTGGCGACCGGACATTCCTAAAGAAGATAGAATTATTGATAC